ATACAACAGGGGTCACAACAACTAGCACATATTTACAAATAGCAGTAAATGAAGACACACCAAGTATATTATATTATCAGTGTTCATCACACGCATACATGGGTAATCACGCTATCGTGCTTGGTTCTAATAAGATAAATCACACAGAAGCTCTAATTAGTTTTCCAACAACAACAGGCACATTAGTAGGTTCAGGTGATACAGGCACTGTAACAAACGACATGTTGGCAGGAAGTATTGCAGCATCTAAACTAGCAGGTAGTATTGGAGATAGCAAACTTAGCACTATAAGCACAGCAGGTAAAGTTGAGCTAGGTGCTTTAGACATTGATGGTGCAAGTGATATTGGTGCTGACCTAGCAGATGCTGACTTAATTATTGTCGATGATGGTGCAGGTGGCACAGAAGTAAAATCAGAACTAACAAGAGTAAAGAAATATATTTACTCAGCTATGTCAGGTGATGCAACTGCAAGTGATGCAGGAGCTTTAACAATAGCAAATGACGCTGTTGAGAGTGGTATGTTAAACGATAACATTATCTCAGGTCAAACAGAACTTGCGTCTGGTTTGGCAACAACAGATGAGTTATTAGTGAGTGACGCAGGTACAATTAAAAGAATGGATATGAGTGTGGTATCCACATTTATGACATCAGAGGGTTTTTCTAAAGAAGACCCGACAGCTTTGGCGATTGCCCTTGGATAGTTAAAAGGAGGACTAAATATGGCAGATGACGCAATAGCAACTATTCAGGCAACCGTATTACCTGATGAGATTGCAAAAACATTTTCAGCAACAACAACTGTAACACCTGCTGATGCTAACGACAAATGGTATTACAAATTAACAAGTGTATCTAACTCAAGCACAGACTTGATTGCAGGATACTACACTGACTACACAGCCGTAGATGATGATACAGCACCAACTGCAGTAGCGACTGGTGATAAAGTAAAGTTTTTATTCATTAAGAATGTGGACACAAATAGTAGGAGCATCTACGTAGTGTTTGATGCAGGGACAGCATCTTCTTCAGCAACAGATGGTGTAACTATAGGACCTAACGAAGCATTTGCAGCAAGGTTGCCAAACGCTACTGTAGCTGACATTCATGCCATATCATCTGCTTCAACAGCAGAAGTTGTTGTGTGTGCATTGTTAGATGATGTAGGTTAAGGGGAGAAGTAGATGGCTAACACATTCAAAAACAAAGTGTTTGACGGTTCAAATACATCTGCTAATGCCCTTATGGGTGTATACACTGTACCGTCATCCACTACAACAGTTGTTATTGGTTTGACGTTAGCCAACACTACATCAAGCCAAGTAACAGCCGACATCAAACTTAATGCTTCCTCTAACGTGTTCTTGGCAAAGGACATACCTATACCTGCAGGAAGTTCGTTTGAATATATGGGTGGCAACAAGATTATTATGGAAGCAGGGCATACATTAAGCGTATCCTCTAATACAGCAAATAGTCTTGATACTGTAGCAAGTATAATGGAGATAACCTAATGCCTTATATTGGAAGCCAAGTAGGTTCTAGCTTTTCCTCAAGACCTGCAACGCAGGAGTTCAACGGAGATGGCTCTACAACGGTCTTTACATTAAACCAGACTGTTACTCAAGAAGACATCGTAGTGAGTGTTGACGGTGTAATACAGGAGAGTGTAGACGCATTTACAGTGCCTAATGGTACAAACCTTACGTTTACTGCAGCACCGTCAAGTGGCACAGGTAATATCTTTGTGATATACCTTGGAGCTACAGACACAAGTATTACCATACCTGCACAGAACAAAGGTACATTTAAGAACGGTGGTATGTTTAGAATCAACTCACAAACTGTAGATGTAGACACAACAATAGAAGCTACAGAAAATGCCACAGCCACAGGACCTTTGACAGTATCTTCTGGCATAACCATCACAGTAAACTCAGGAGGTAACTTAGCAATAATATGAGCAATCTTCTAGTACAAAATATAAAGCATACAAATGGCACTACTGCTCAGACTATTGATAGTAGTGGAAGAGTTTTAACTCCTGCACGACCTGCTTTTAGAGCAAGGCTAGATGGTCCATCAAGCAATGCTACAGGCACAAATGGAACTATTGTATTTAACAATGAGGATTTTGATATTGGTGGAAATTACAACACATCAGACGGACTATTTACCGCCCCAATAGCAGGTGTATATCAATTTATGTTTAGAATGTTAGCTGCAACAGATTCCTCTGGGTCAATAAATAGTGCAAATGATACTATATATGCTGACTTTTATAAGAATGGAACTGCTAATGAAAACATAGTGCCGGGAGCAAGAGAGATACATCAACAAGCAGGGGGTAACCATTATGTAAGTTTAGGCATGACCTCGCTTATACAACTGTCTGCTAGTGACAATGTTAGAGTTATTGTAGGAAGTGAGTTTGCTTATGCTGATGCAACAGATGCTTATGACCCATGTTTTCAGGGATTTTTAATAGGATAAAAATATGACAGCAGAAATGAAAAAGCTTAGAGAAACAAGAAATCAAATGTTAACAGACAGCGATTGGACAGCTATGCCTGATAGCCCTCTATCTGACAGCAAGAAGGATGAATGGAAAACATACAGACAAGCTTTAAGAGACTTGACAAAAACAGCAAAACCTAAAGTTACAAATACAGGTCCTGCAATGTTACTTGACTTGTCATCTGTAACCTTCCCAACAAAACCGTCATAGGATAAACAATGAGTACATTAAGAGTAGACAATATACAAGGACAGACATCAGGTACGGATAGGTATGTGGTGCAGGTTGTAGAGGGAAGTATTACTTCAAGAATATCTACGACATCTACAAGTCTCACTACAACTGGATTGGAAACAACAATCACACCTTCCTCTACTTCTAACAAGATTTTAATTTCTGTAGCTCTTAATGGTGTTCTAAGTCCAGAAACAGATTATGTGGTTTTTCATATATACAAAGATGATGCAAACCATCATTCTATTTCTACAAATGTTGGGCAAAATGGTGAGAGTGACTCAAGTAGCGTGGTACATTTTTATTTAGACTCTCCTTCTACAACAAGTGCTACAAAGTATACTGTTTATTACAGAAGTGGCAATGGAGGTACTATACAGGTTAATAACTATGGCATAGGAGGAGATGGAAGCACAAGGAGTACAATTTTGTTACAGGAGATTGCCCAATGAGTACACTAACCGTAGACACAATTCAGGGTAAAACTACAGCAGGAACAGTGGCTATGCCAGCAGGTCATGTGGTTCAATTTGTAAACTCAAATGCCAATGCAGCTATCGTAACAACTTCAACATCTGATGTTGACACAGGAATAACGTTAAGTATTACTCCTAAATTTAGCACAAGCAAATTATGGATTTTGTTTTCAGGCAGATTATACATCAATCAACATTCTAGTGAATATGTATTGTATATAAAAAATGGAAGTACAACGATTGGTGGAGGAGCTACGTTATTTAGTGGATCAAGTGGAGATAGAATGGCTGAAACTTGTAACATTCAATGTTTTCATAGTCCAAATTCTACATCTCAACAAACATATAAAGTAACACATAGAGTGTCTGCAGGTGAAGGTCATATTATGCCAAACAGCCACCCTAATGATGTGGGAGCAAATTTTGTAATATTAGAAATAGCACAATAGGAGAAAACAAATGACGATAATAGCTATGCATTTAACTAACAAAGGAGAAAACAAATGACAACAATAGCAAACGCATTAACTAGTTTAGGAGTAAACGAGTGGGTTCTTAGAGGAGAACCTACAACGGAAGCAGAGTTTGCTTCTATGTTTAGTAAAGTTACAGGAGCAGACAGCAACGGTACAGCCATTGAAAGTTCTGACCCAAAGGATTGGGGAACAACTTGGAAAGCTGTATCCGACAAAAAAGCTGCACTTGAAGCTGCAGAACCCATGAGACTTCTCAGAGTTGAGAGAGACAGACTCTTAGCTGAGACTGATTGGATGGGTAACTCTGATGTTACTATGGCTAGTAACTGGAAAACATATCGTCAGGCTCTACGTGACTTACCTGCAGGTGCATCACCGAAGTTAGCATCTGACGGTACATTGGATATGTCAAGCGTTACATTCCCAACTAAACCAAGCTAGGAGTTACTATGGCTTTAACTAAAGTTAGAGGAAGTGGTATTGACGCTGATGGTCAAGAGATAATTCTT